ACAAAGTGGCAAGACAACAACTGCCGCGGCTTATCTATTATGGTACGCCATGTTTCATGCAGATCAAACAATACTAATTGCCGCACACAAATATACAGGTGCTCAAGAAATAATGCAACGTATAAGATACGGTTATGAATTGTGTCCTGATCATATCAGAGCAGGAGTAACAAATTATAACAAAGGTTCAATGGAGTTTGAAAATGGAAGTAGGATTGTTAGTGCTACAACTACTGGAAATACTGGTAGGGGTATGTCTATTTCTTTGTTATATTGTGATGAGTTTGCGTTCGTGAATCCAAGTATAGCAGATGAATTTTGGACTTCGATATCACCAACACTAGCAACAGGTGGTCGTGCAATTATTACATCAACACCTAACAGTGATGAAGACACATTTGCTATCATATGGAAAGAATCGCAAAATAAATTTGATGAAGATGGTAATGAAAGTATAATTGGTCAAAATGGATTTCATGGCTTTACTGCAAAATGGGACGAACATCCTGATAGAGATGAAGAGTGGGCTAAGACAGAAGTAGGCAGAATAGGTGAAGAAAGATTTAGACGTGAGTATGGTTGTGAATTTTTAGTTTATGATGAAACTTTAATCAACAGTATAAAGCTGTCAACCATTGAAGGCATAGACCCAAGTTGGAACATGGGACAAACACGTTGGTATGGTAAACCTAAAGCAGACAACACATACGTAATTGCACTTGATCCATCAATGGGTACTGGTGGTGATTATGCGGCGATACAAGTATTTGAATTACCTAGTTACAAACAAATAGCAGAATGGAGACACAACACTACTCCCATACCATCACAAATAAGAATACTCAAAGACATTTGTAATTATATCAAAGAAGAATGCCAAAATGATGGTCAAAACATTTATTGGTCTGTTGAAAATAATTCAATTGGAGAAGGTGCTTTGATTGTGATCAGAGACATGGGCGAAGAAAATATTCCAGGAATGTGTGTATCAGAACCAATTAGAAAAGGAAGAGTGCGTAAATTTAGAAAAGGTTTCAATACTACACACAGCACAAAAATCAGTGCCTGTACAAGATTAAAAAACATGATAGAAACTGATAGACTAAAAGTAAACAGCAAAATACTTGTAAGTGAACTCAAGGCTTTTGTTGCAAGTGGCAGTAGCTACAAAGCAAAACCTGGTGAAACAGATGACCTAGTTAGTGCTTGTTTACTGAGTATGCGTATCATGGCTGTGTTGAAAGATTGGGATCCTAGGGTGTATGAAACATTTAATCAAGCAGATACAGAGGACGATATGACACCGCCCATGCCCATCTTCGTTTCCACTAATGTTAGATAAATATTAATATGAGCAATATGGACAACATATCAGATCAGTTATTTGCAAAGATCAGGGGAAGATTTCCCGCTGTTACCATTGGTAATGAAGCAGGTGAAGTCACAGACGACCCAAAAACAGGGCGTTACTTTGATTTTGATTATATCGTAGGAGAAGATATACTTGGTAGAGTCAGTATAACACTTACAGAAAAAGAGATTGCTGTGGTGTACAACACAAACTTTATTGCAGAACAACCAGATGGAATCAAGTCTGATTGGTATAACTTCTTAAAGGAAATTAGAAACTTTGCAAAAAGAAATATGTTAAACTTTGACACAAGAGATATAAACAAGTCCAATCTTGATAAAAGAGATTATGCACATCTAACAAAAACTGCCGGAGAAAAACAAATGAGTGAAGCAAAAATGTACGGCACTAGTAGAACAAGTTATGAAGACATAGACAAGGCAAGGTTAGTCTTAAAACACAGACAACCTGTCAACCAAGAAGTTCCTGGTGCAAGAACACAACACGTAGAAGCAATTTATATAGAATCAGAAAATGGTGAAAGATACAAGTATCCAATGAGACACCTTAATGGTGCAAGAGCATTGGCACAACACGTAAGCAACGGTGGAAACTTGTATGATGACTTTGGTAAGCATATCGTATCACTCAGCGAAGAGCTTGGCAAGTTAAAACAATTCAAAACTTACATTAACAGATCGGCAGTGATGGCAGAAGGCCTTAAAGGCTACATGGACATGGTTAATGAAAGAATTGATTCAATTAAAACTGAAGTAATGAAATTACAAAGACCAAACTACTATGCAGAAACTATCAAAGACTTTGCTCCAGTAGTGATGGAAGAAGTACCAGAAGATTTACAAAACAGTTGGATCGATGAATTAACAATTAGAACTTTCAATGAAGAACTTAAATCAGTATTTCCATACATCAATAGATTAGTAAAAGAAAAAAATAAAATCAAAGAAGTCGGACCGGAATTACAAGATGAAGCAAGTGGTCCAGAAGGTAGCATGGAACCACACGCACATAAATTTTACATCGATGGTGATTATGATGAGGACAGAGGCATCTCTGATAAAGATTGTGAAGAGATGGAATATGCTTGTGCCAAGGCTGGTATCAAATGTAAATGTGAGCCAGACGAGATGCGACAAGGCGGAATCATTATTCATACAATGTCACCACGTGATGAAGTAGCAGATGCATTAGACAAAGAAGGCTATGCAGTAGAAGAAGCATACAGTCCAGAAGAAGATTTTGAATCTGCAATGAACATGATAGTAGGAGAAACAGAAGATGCTTTAGTTAACGGCAAAGGCAAAGACCAGGAAGCCGCGATTAAAAAACTAAATGGCTTGACGGCACAGCATTTCCCAGCTGGTATAAATGGCACCAATGCTGTTCAAAGTTTAAAGGGTATCATAGATGACCCGATGCTACTTGATATGTTTAAGAAAGTTGGAGCAAAAGATTCTGATCAGTGTGTAAGACCATTGATAATGAAATATATCAAAGCAAAGGCACCAGCAATTATGTCAAAAATTGACACTGGTGATTTGAAGATGGAAAACATCAAAGACAAAGAAGATTATGAGGCTAAAAGAAAAGCCATACAAGATCTTCAAATGGATCCAAACACAGCCGGAGATGAAAAACTCAAAAAAGAAATCGTACGTAGAAAACACGAACTTGAAAAAGAAGCTAGGTTAAAAGGATTCAAAGAAAACGAAGACGTTATGAAAGATAAAATCAAGGCATGGGCTGACAAATATGATGGATACGTTGGCAGTAACGGTGACTCACTACCAGAGGGTTATGTTCAGTACGCATTAAACAGTGGCATTCCTACAGATTTTATTGAAACAAATGAACGTGCTAAAATGGATGAAAAGTATGGTGAAGAGAAATTTGAGGATGATCCAGGGGCATACATCAGCGACCATATCGACGAAATGCCTATTACAAAGGCTTGTATGGAAGAGCTTCACAAAATTACAGGTTCAGATGATTTAGAAGACAATGCTGAACTTATTAAAAAATACGGCGACTTAGGTTATGAAGTCGAAGGCGATCAAAAAGCAAAATTTGATCAGTATGGTGCAATGGTAAGTATGCCTGAGCCAACTGATAAAATGGTTGACCTTAATGATAAAATGAAACAAACTACATTAGCTGATCACCTTGCCAAAGCGGCAAACGTGGACAGAACAAAGGTGTATTTTGATGATGCAGATTTGGTTTGGGGAAGTAAAACAGTTAAACAAGGTTGCTTGGTTGACAAGGAATGTACTTTCGCAGATGCAGTAGATGAACTTAAAGCATTTGCTGATGCTAATCCAAAAGCGGAAGATGATGACACAATTGATGTTAAAATGAATCCGGACGGTAGCATTGAAAAGGCAAAAGACGACGGCAGATCACCTGGAGAGAAGTTAGAAGAACTAGTCAAATCATATTATGATTATACAACTAACAAATTTCCAAAAGGCGAAACAGCGGTAATTACAGCTTGTGAAAAAGAATTTGGCGACAAGGCAATTCCAGTTGCACAGAAAATGATCGACAGATTACAGGGCGGTAAGGATCGCGAGATGGAAAGAATTAAACAACTAGCAGGCGTTTAATAACATAAAGTCACTTTTTTGGCAGACAAACACTTGACTTTATAAGTATATTAGTGTAGTATATAAAACTGTGCTACACTTACAAAGGCACAAAGCATCGAAGGCTTAAATTATAGGAGGCAATATTATGGCTACATTGGCTGAAATTCGAGCAAAACTTAAAGAACAGGAAACCCGCTCAAGCGGTAATACTGGTGGCGGCGACAACGCAATTTACCCATTTTGGAATATTAAAGAAGGCGAAACTGCAACTCTGCGTTTCCTTCCAGATGGTGACGACTCCAATACATTTTTCTGGCAAGAAAGATTACTAATCAAACTTCCATTTGCAGGAATCAAAGGTGATACTGATTCACGTCCTGTACAAGTGCAAGTTCCTTGTATGGAAATGTATGGTGAAACTTGTCCAGTACTTTCAGAAGTACGTGGATGGTTTAAAGATAAATCTTTAGAAGATATGGGACGTAAATATTGGAAAAAACGTTCATATGTTTTCCAAGGATTTGTTACAGACAATCCTTTAAAAGAGGATTCAACTCCAGAAAATCCAATTAGACGTTTTATTATTGGTCCACAAATTTTCCAAATTATTAAAGGAGCATTAATGGATCCTGATATGAACGAACTTCCAACAGACTATACGCAAGGTGTTGACTTTAGGTTAACTAAAGCATCTAAAGGTGGATATGCTGATTACTCTACATCAACATGGGCAAGAAGAGAACGTCCATTAGATGAAACTGAGTACAAGGCAATTGAAACTAATGGCTTATTCAATCTTAAAGATTATTTGCCTAAGAAGCCTAGCGAAGTTGAAGTAGGTGTTATCAAAAAAATGTTTGAATCATCTGTTGATGGTGAAGCATATGACATGGAGGCTTTTGGTCAATACTTTAGACCAGCAGGCGTAAGTGCAAGAACAGGTGATCCTGTGAAGGCAAGTACTCCAACTCCAAAAGCTGAAGAGCCAAAGGCAGAAGCGCCAAAGGTTGAGGCAGTAGCACAGACATCTGCACCAGCAGAAGCACCAGCGGAACCAAAAGCGGATAATAACAAGGCAGAAGATATTCTCGCAATGATTAGAAACCGCCAAGGAAACTAATAAACAATATACAAGGGGTTGTTTAGGCAACCCCAAGTATATGGATTAAGGAGTAATAATGGCTAACAAGGCATTTGACGTTTCTAAGTTTCGTAAAAACTTAACTAAATCTATTACAGGAATGAGTGCAGGATTTCATGATCCTACTGATTGGATTAGTACAGGTAACAAAGCACTCAACTATCTTGTGTCAGGAGACTTTAACAAAGGTGTTCCACTAGGCAAAGTAACTGTGTTTGCAGGTGAATCAGGATCAGGTAAATCTTATTTTTGTGCAGGTAATATTGTAAAAGAAGCACAGAAGCAAGGCATATTTGTTGTTTTGGTTGACTCTGAGAACGCATTAGATGAAACTTGGTTACAAGCATTGGAAGTTGACACAGATGAAAAGAAATTACTTAAACTTAATATGTCCATGATTGATGATGTTGCAAAGACAGTATCAACGTTTATGAGTGATTACAGAGATATGGCGGAAGAAGATCGTCCAAAAGTATTGTTTGTAATTGATTCTTTGGGTATGTTATTGACTCCAACAGATGTTGATCAGTTTACAAAAGGTGACATGAAGGGTGATATGGGTAGAAAACCCAAGGCACTAACGGCACTTGTAAGAAACTGTGTTAATATGTTTGGTAGTCATAATGTAGGACTAGTAGCAACTAATCACACGTATGCATCACAAGATATGTTTGATCCAGATGATAAGATATCAGGTGGTCAAGGATTTATCTATGCATCAAGTATTGTTGTTGCGATGAAAAAGCTCAAACTTAAAGAAGATGAAGATGGTAAAAAGGTAACTGACGTAAGAGGTATCAGAGCCGCTTGTAAAGTTATGAAAACAAGATATGCAAAACCATTTGAATCAGTACAAGTAAAAATTCCATATGAACAAGGCATGGATCCTTACAGTGGACTTGTTGACTTATTTGAGAAAAAAGGACTACTTACTCAACAGGGTAATCGACTTAAATACGTAGATTCTATGGGGAAAGAACACTTGAATTATCGAAAAGACTGGTCTGGTGAACAACTAGAGCTAATTATGAGTGACTTCGAAAAGTTATCCACAGAAGAATCTGTAGAAGAAGTTGAAAAACAACCTGAGGAGTAAGGACAAATGGATGGTTCACAGATAATCGAGTTTTGGCAAGTATTTAAAGAATACATTGACAAAAAACACATCGAAACTGTTGCTGAAAGATATGTAGATTTATGTGCAGACTTTGGTACAGACGATGAAGCATTTCGAGATGCACTAGGCTCAGATAATGAACTTGATAAGGCAATTGGTTATTACTTGGAAGAAGATGTAGAACTAGATGAAGATACAGAAGAGGATTATTAATGGGATGGTATTCTGATATAGCAAAAGACATCAGCAAGATTCCTGACGCAATACAATACTTTGAAGATGAATTGGATGCCGCAAAGGCACAAATCAGAATCAAAGGAAATGTAGAACGTGCGGCGGCTGAAATGCCTGGCATAGTTGAGCAAAGGTTCAACCAATTGCAAGAGCTTGAAGCAATATTAGAATACTTGAACATTGAACTCAGAAGACTGCGTAGTTCATTCTTCAAAAAATATTTAGAAAATTATGCACGAGCATTAAGCAGTAGAGACGTTGAAAAGTATGTTGACGGTGAAGCTGACGTTGTTGATTATGAAAAGATAATTAATGAATTTGCATTAATGCGTAATAAATGGTTAGGCGTAACAAAGGCACTAGATCAAAAACAATGGCAACTCACAAACATAGTCAAGTTAAGAGTTGCAGGCATGGAAGATGCCAGCTTATAAACATAACTAAAGGAAAAACAATTATATGAAGTTAAGCGAAACCAAGCCTGCTTGGGAACAACAAGCAAGTGAAAATGTAACACGTCAATATGGAGGTAACGTTCGACCTACTATTGATCACTTTGAACGGACATCATTACCTGGCGAAAGACAAAGGTTACAAAAATGGGATATGATTCCTTCAGCTGACTTTGTACAGAGAATTGCGGGTGAGTTTGTAAAACAAAATTCACAAGATTTATTTAAGGACAAAAACGTAATACTTTTCAGTTTACCAGGAGCATTCACTCCTGTGTGTTCGTCAAAGATGCTACCTGCATATGAAGAAATGTATGATAGATTTAAAAATGCTGGCATTGATGAGATTTATTGCGTATCTGTAAATGATGGATTCGTAATGAATGCTTGGGCAGAATCATTAGGCATTGAAAAAGTAAAAATGTTAGCAGATGGTAATGGAGATTTTACTGACTCTATGGGTATGCTTTGTTCAAAAAGAGGCAAAGGATTTGCAATGAGATCATGGAGATACAGTTGCTACATTAAGAATAATATCATAATGGAAGCCTATGTGGAACCAGGATTCAATCACAAAGACGAAGACAATGATCCATACGAAGTGTCTGACCCAGAAACAATAGCTCAATTCATCGAAGCAGAAAATAGATAGACACTTAAATACAACTATGAAAGTTGTATTAGTTACAGGTGGATTTGATCCTTTACATTCAGGACACATTTCTTATTTCAAAGAAGCAAAAAAGCTCGGCGACAAATTAGTCGTTGGGCTTAATAGTGACAAATGGCTCACACGTAAGAAAGGAAAACCTTTCATGCCAATTCAAGAACGTGTTGAAATAGTAAAAAATTTACAAATGGTAGACGATGTCTTATGCTGGGACGATGATGACGATAGTGCCTCTGGTGCAATTTTTAAACTAATGGCTACGTCTGGATACAACTGTGATATTGTGTTTGCTAATGGTGGCGACAGAACAAAAGACAACATACCTGAAATGAAACTTTGGTCGGACAAAGTTGAATTTGTATTTGGTGTTGGAGGCAGTCATAAACAAAATTCAAGCAGTTGGATATTAGAAGAATACAAACATCCTAAAACAAAACGCAACTGGGGTTGGTATAGAGTGCTAGATGACAAGCCTGGTTACAAGGTAAAAGAATTAGTAATAAGTCCAAAGTCAAAATTAAGTATGCAACGTCATTTTAAACGTTCTGAACATTGGTACGTTTTAAAAGGCAGTTGTGATATACTTACTGATGGCAAAGCTGGACTACAAACTGTTACCTTAAAAGCTCTTACACATGGTTATGACATAGGCAAAGAAGTTTGGCATCAAGGCATAAATGAAACTGATGAACCTTGTCACATACTTGAAGTACAGTATGGAGAAGAATGTACTGAAGCTGACATAGAAAGAAAATAATGAAATCTTGGCAAACCTATCAAAATTGTAAAAGTGCAGTTGATCAGGCATCTGAATTCAGCATGACAAGTGGCACTAGACTTGCACACACATTTTATACTATTAAGGAACTAGACGAACAAAACATACAAGGTGACATAGTAGAATGTGGAGTTTGGAAAGGTGGACAAATCATTGTGTCCTGGTTAGCTAATACAAACACCAATAGAAACTTTTGGTTATACGATACATTTGGAGGAATGACGCAACCAACAGATGCAGATTACAAAATAAACAAAGATGGCACAATAGGTTATGCAAAAGACAGTCCCAAAGCTAAATGGGGAACTGCACAATGGTGTAGAGCTGAAATAGAAGAAGTGGAACAAAACTTATACAAATTTTCAATGCCACCTGCTAAAATAAATTTTATTAAAGGTGACGTTTGTAGGACACTAAATGATACAACTAATATACCAAACAAAATTGCATTTTTAAGACTTGATACAGATTGGTATGAGTCTACATTGAAAGAATTACAAGTATTATGGCCAAGAGTAGTGCCAGGAGGCTATATGGTTTTGGACGACTATCATTCATGGCAAGGTAGCAAACAAGCCTTTCATGAGGTTCTTGGACCAAGTGTGAACATAAGTATTATTGACGAAACTTCGGTTTATATTAGGAAGGACCAATAGTATGAATAGTTTGACTGTCATTTTTTTAGCAACATTATTCTACGTAAACACTCCTGACGTTAAAGAAAACTTATACAGTTGGCAAATACAATTTTCGGATTACCAACAATGCGAACAGTTCTTTGACATCTACGGAGACAAACTATTGAATGGTGTTATGAATCATGGTAAGATGGTTTATGGCAAAGACGTAGGAGTAGATTATTTGTCGTGTGCAGAAGTTATCATCGATCCTACACAACAAAGACCACAAATTGTTGGTCAGAAAGTTATGTATGAAAAATAAAGTTTTTGTTGGTTATGACACTAGAGAAGATATTGCTTATCAAGTGTGTGAACACTCATTAAAACGTTTCAACACAGAAACAGAAGTCATACCTTTAATCCAAAAAGATTTAAGAGATCAAAAATTGTATTGGCGTGAAGTTGACAAACTTGCAAGTACAGAATTTACGTTTACAAGATTTTTGATTCCTCATTTATGTAATTACAAAGGTTGGGCTTTGTTTTGCGACAGTGATGTTGTGTTTTTAGAAAATGTAGATAATTTATTTGCATTGGCAGATGACAAGTATGCTGTGATGTGTGTGCAACATGATTACACGCCAAAGCCAGGCATCAAGATGGACGGACAAGTGCAAACTGTCTATCCAAGAAAGAATTGGAGTTCTGTGGTTTTATGGAACTGTGGACATCCTAGTAATGAGAAAGTTACTATCGATAGTGTAAACAATCCTAATTATGATGGAAAATATTTTCACAGATTTAGTTGGTTGAAAGACAGTGAAATAGGAGAACTACCAAAGGATTGGAACTACCTGGTAGGTTGGTATGATGATGGAACACCAAGAGCCTTGCATTATACCGAAGGTGGTCCTTGGTTTAAAGAATATAGAAACTGTGATTATCATCAGGTATGGAAGGACGCATTATTCCAAATGATGGAGAACAAAGGTGAGTGAAGGACTTGGAGAATGGGATCCTAGAGTGTTACCAAATAGATTAAAAGAATTAATTGATGAAATAATTTATTCTGTAGCCGTACAGGATAATTCTAAGGCTATAAGAGCCATTACGGATATGTTTAGTGATGTAAGAAATCCTAAATTAATTTGCATAGACAGTGGTATTAAAAAAGTAGAAAAGAAAGTAAAAGGTTCTTTTGGTATAGTTGATGCTTTTGTTATGGCAATGGCATTAGGCAGTGGCGGAAAATACATAAGAGCAGATGACATAAATGACTACTGGGCTCATCCAGCCCCGTTCCTTGTGAGAGGGCTAGGCAAACAAAAAATAATCAAAGAATGTATTGCCCGAGGCAAAGACTTTTATTTCATGGACACAGGTTACGTTGGTAACAATCCAAGCACAAATAATCCAAACGGCAAAAAAATTTATCACAGAATAGTAAAGAACGCATTACAAAATCTCCATATGCCAGAGAAAGAAGGCAACGAGCATTTGTATGGTGGCGAACGTTGGAAAAGACTAGCAATACCATTTAAGGACAATGTTCCTGGAAGGAAAATATTAATTGTTCCTCCAAGTGAAAAAGTAATGAAATACTTTGAAAGAGATTTGGATCAATGGATCAATGAAACTATATTAGAAATAAAAAAACATACATCAAGACCAATTGAAGTACGCAAAAAGCCAAGCAGGGAAGACAGAGTATCTGTCAACACAATAGAACAAGCCCTTGATGATAATGTACATTGTATGGTAACCTTTAACAGTATTGCGGCACTTGAAGCTATGATATATGGCAAACCTGCAATAGTATTAGGTCCTAACTGTGCTCAAGACTTATGTGAAAAACGTTTAGAAAGAATAGAATTTGTAAAACATCCAGGAAGAAAACAACTTACTTGGCTGTGTAGATATCTAAGCAATAACCAATTTACATATGATGAGATGTTAAGTGGATATGCTTGGCAACAGTTAGGAGCAGGTAAATGAGAGTTGTTGGATACACAAAAGTAATACCACCTGGAGCAAAAGCAAACAATAAGCCCCAAAAAGAAAATCATAAACTTGATATAATAAAAAATTTTATCACTGGAGTTAGAGAAGCTGGTGATAATGGATTGGTATATGATGGTTATGAAATGTTAGATTGTGACGTAGCAATGATGCAGGGCTTTGTTCATGATAAGTCAGCACACGTTCCTCATATACAATTACGAAGAAACATAGCAAGTAACACAAGAAACAAATGGTTTATAACTGCTGACAGCAATTTATTTTTATACAAAGCAAAACAAAATGCACCACATCATTATTTAAGATACAGTATAAATGGAGTATTCAATGATACAGGTGTGTATTGTAATAACGAATACACAGATCAAAATTGGTTAAACATACAAAGAGATTTAGGAGTTAGTTTAAAGCCTTGGTCTATAAATGAAAGAGATACTGTATTACTTTGTTTACAACGTAATGGTGGTTGGAGTATGAAAGGTAAAGATGTTGTATCTTGGGCAAATCATAAAATTGCACAGATTAGACAATATACTACACGCCCAATAATTGTTAGACCACATCCTGGAGACAAGAAGGCTCCTGAATATGTAAAACAAATTGTAGGCGATAATGTCAGAGTAAGTTTTGGTGAACACATAGAACATGATCTTGCTCATGCGTTTTGTACAATAGGATTTAACAGTTCACCTTTGGTAGCAAGTGTAATAGAAGGTGTTCCAATTATAGTAGAAGATCCAAAGTCAAGTCAAGTTGAAGAAGTGTGTCATACAGATTTATCTCAAATGAATAATTTACAAATATTTGATAGAGAAGCTTGGATTAGAAAAATTGCACAATGTCATTGGAGTTTTGCAGACTTACGTAGTGGGATTGCTTGGCAATGGATGAAAAAATATTTGAAATGAAACTAGTTGATACAAAAGAAGTAGAAGGTATAGGTAAACTGTACAAGTGCGAACACGAGGAAAGTCCAATGTTAGGCATTGAAGGGAAGCCTTTTAAGAATTTTACAAAATACACATTAGACTGGGATTGGAAAAAATTAGACAACGAAATATGTTTGATGTTAGCAAAAAATCCTTTGGATAAATGGCCAAAGGTAGGAGGCAGTATGCCACCAGAACTAAAACAATATGGTAAGTTTGAAGACGAAGCACTAATGGAACATACACATGATATACCTGCAGGTTTCACACAAAATGAAGTGAGAAAATTTTTTTATTTCAAACACAGAACAAATTTACCTTGGTTCTTTGTAGTTGATGTAAAAGAAAGTTCATTTGCGGATAATATGAATGATACATCAGATTGGAATGACGATTTAGGA